TTGTTTCAGTTGTTTATCTCTCATATGTTCATTACTATGCCGGTCACCTAATTCAGCGCCGGATTCTCTAAATCTCTAAGTTACTACTCCAAATCCGCTTGCACCACCACTATCATTTGCGTATATATTAATCTCTTTTGTATTGTCTGTACCTACGATTAATGGGTCTACCTCTGACGGATATGGCGTCCTAACGCTGTCCTTCATACATCTTAATGTCATCTCATGCGTTCCTGTTCCTAATGCCATTGTATGTTTTACTGCCATTACTAGATATCTACCTGAAAAGAATGGATTATCTACTGGTTGTTTATCTCCTACTGGTTGTAATAACGGTAATGTAAAGTTTACTATATCACCAGCATTTAGTTGTGTATTACCATATACTAACATTGTCAATACTATATTCTTTAATGCCGCCTTTTGACTGGTGATTTTAGGTAATGTTGCATTTACAGGCACAAACTCGTAATCATTATGTACCTTACTTGTTTCTGTTACCACCATCTTCTTACTATTAGGGTATTCAAACAATGCCTTGCCTGTGTCGTTTAGTTGTGCGTTAGGTACAATATGTTTATCTGCGTCATTCTCTTCACCTACGGTCTCTGTATGAAATCCTTTGGCAAAGTTTTCTTTGTAATTAAAATCATGTGTCTTAATTGTCTTATTAAATGCGTCATGTACTACCACTTTATTAGCATAGACACCATCAATTATATTAGATAATGTGTCGGCATGTTTATCAAACTCATAACGAATGACTGCCTGCATACGCTTTTCTATATCTTTGATTTCTGGTTTATTTGGTTTTAATTCATCATCTACCATTTGTATTTGTGTTTGAAAGTTCCATGTTGTTGGTCTGGCAGCTGCACCACCCATGGCAAGTAATGATTCAATACTTCTAAAATGAAAACCTCTTGATGTTTCGTAAAATAGATAACCTGCGTTATTGTATTTACCTGATACTGATTGTGTAGAAAGAAAGTTGATTGCTTTCAATGGTTTAAGACTTGGTATTACATACTTGGCATTGGTAGCTGTGTTCTCTATGAATAATGGTTTTTTAGAATTTAAAAATCTCTTATTGGTAACTAAATCTTTTACTGCATTTTCAATTGGTCCTGAATATGCCTTACTAACTGTTGTTACATTACTATTAAACATTTCAGGTGAACAGAAAAATATTTGATACTGTTGTGCAATATCTTTACCTCTTTCTTTTGTGACCTTATCTACTTTGTATATTTGAAATGGTGTACCGTTATCTTCGGTGTAATCATAACCAGGTAATCCTGGTGTATTAAACTTGATTGATAATCTTTCTAAACCTGTTAGAGGGAAAATAGACCTGATATCTTGTGTGTCATATACTGTACAAACACCTGACAATGTATTTGTTAATATGTCCTCTGTAATGGTCATCACTTCGGTAATACCTTTAATGTCCATTATGAGAGGTTTACTCTCATCAGGTTGTTGTCTGTATGAAATTATATCTAGTGTGGTTAAGTTATACTTACCAGGATAATCTAGTATATCTGTTTCTTTTGTCGCCATGCCATTATCTTCTTATCAATTTTCTAAATTCTGATTCAAAAACAGGTAAATAATTAGGTGCTAATATATCTATCTGTCTTTTCTTGTCTTGTAATCTTCTCTCATGTTCTATATTAGATACTGATACAGCACCAGGTTCTGTTGAGTTACATTCTATGAGGTGTGAATAATCAGCAGGACCATCTCCTGTCTGTCTACCACTTGATTGAGTTATTTCATAGTGATGTATACCATCAGCATTATCATATTTGTCTTTTACATACTGTTGAAATACATACTCATCTAGCGGCCAGTCATAATATCTATTGACAACATTGTTTACAAGTGTTACAACCCAAAAATAATCTGCCTCACCATATACTTTGTATGCAACATCTTCAGGTTTCTCGCCCTCTTGTACATCATACTTATCAAAGAGAGTTACATTCTTTGCAATTTTACTTCTAATCTTAACTCTTCTAAAAATATCAGTAACAACTTTTGTGTTGCCATTTTCACCAGATAAGTTATAATTTATTTTAGGAAAAGATGGAAAAAACTTTGCCATTATGCACCTCTTTGAATATCTGCCTTAGTGATAATTCTATCTTCTAAGAATGATACTGTTAATTTTGTGTGTATTGGTTGTCCATCAGCAAATGTAGTAAACTGTCCATCAGGAGAATAATCTACTGATACATCTGTACAATAACAGGCACCAATTTTATGTAAGTGTTGGTTTTCAGCACCATTGTACATGTAACTAATTTTGAAATAGTTTGGATTTTGAAATAGACCATCACCTGCTGTCAAACCAGGTGCTGAATTCATTTTAAATAATAATATAATTTGTTCTACTACTTCCGCCTCTTTCTTACTTCTAGGCCAAAAGTCAAATGTGTAGTTAAATGTTCTCTGTGTTGGTGTATTGTAATATGCTTCATTTCTAGGATTGATAGCAGTACCAAATCTTTTCAATGTAAATCTTACGGGGTCACCTGCACCTGCCATAGATACAAATTCACCAACAGCTTGTCCTGCTTGTCTGAATACACTACCTGCTAAACCATCGAAAGCTGCTATAATTGCTTTAGAAGCATCCTCAGCACCTTTAGCTGCCGTCAACGCCTCTTGTACATCACCTGCAATACCTGTTTCTGTGTCATTATCATATGATTGATTGTAACCAACTTTAATTCCTGGTGGCATGTAAATACAGATAGCAGTATTTGCTATAGAACCCTCTGGTATCTTTGATGTTATTTTTTGTGTATCTTTTGTATATTGAGTTGCTGTACCAGCAGCTAATTCTTGTTCAGTTGGTTTTACTGCTGCTTGAGAATTAAACATATCTTGTTGTTGTGGTTGATATGTTAAAAACCCCGCCTCAAATATCATGTAATGACCTAATTCACTAGAACCAAGGTCTATTGGATATTGTACAGAATTTAATTTTAGAGGGTCAGTCGCTTGTAATTTTTCTTTAGGACTCTCTGGTATATCAAATGGTCCTTTTTTCAACAATTGAGCTGCTACTTTACCAGAGTCTTTTTGACTACCTGCGTTTGTAAAGTGATTGAATACACTTTTTACATGAGGCATTGCCAAGCCCATTAGGTGATTTTTTGCGTTTACTGACATGTATAAATAATCCTTAGTTAGTAATATTTATATAGGTTATAAGAGTGATATGAGAAAGAGTTATAAAGGTTTATATAGACCCACCAATCCAAAGAAATATGTCGGCAATACCAAACAAATAGTGTATCGTTCACTACTTGAAAGACGGTTCATGCGATATTGTGACCTCAATGAGGATATTTTATTTTGGGCAAGTGAAGAATTACCAGTTAGATATTATAGCCCGCTAGACAAGAAATGGCACCGATACTTTCCTGACTTTGTTGTAAAGACGGTGAATAATCATAAGTACATGATTGAAATAAAACCCTATCGCCAAGCATTAAAACCCAAACCACCAAAAAAGAAAACAAAATCGTATATGCGTGAATCATTTGAGTATATTAAAAATCAGGCTAAATGGTCTGCCGCTCGTGAGTATTGTAGTGATAATGGTATGGAGTTCAAGATTATTACCGAAAAAGACCTTGGTCAATACTAAAACGCACCGTAAGTATATGCTTCTCTAGCAAAGTATGGGTCGCCTTGTGTATCTAGTTTCGCAATATAATTATTTTGAGAGGCAACAGTAGTATTATTGTTATTACTACTTAATGACATTGGTGCTACTATACCTTCCGCTTTAGCACCTCTACTATCTTCAGCTTGTGCCTTCATAAAATCTGCACCACTTTGATTTACACTTCTCTCAATCATCATCTGTAATCTACCTGGGTCATCTTTATATAACTCTCTCAACTGGTCTAAATTATATAACATGCCGTTGATAGTACCCAAATTATTCATACCTTTTTCGATACGACCTATTTGTTTAGTTTTATCTTTCAACAAATCTTCTAAATCTTTTATTCTGTCACCAGTTAACTCTGCTTCATTTTCACCAAACAATTTAGCATACATGCCCTCATCATTTAATTTTTGTAATTTTACTCTTTCTGCCTCTAAC